GTTACTACCCTTCTTATCAACTCCCCATCCTCAGCATAGGTTCCTAATTTTCCCCAAAATTCATCCATTGATAAACTCGGGTGGGATGATTCCCATAGGAATTCCACTGTGGAAGAGCCTGAGTGAATTGAGGGGGGTTCCATCATTATACCCTCTACTATTTTAGAATTGGTTTTTACAGGTATCTTAAGTTTAATGTTTATACCCGCAGGAACAAAAATACCATCTTCAGTAGTATAAGCATCCTGCCAAACTTCTTCCAAAACAACCCCCAATTCATTTCCCACTATAGCTTCATGATTTGGGTAAATGGTTTGGCCGGTTAACAATCCTAAGCTGTTTTTTAATACCCCATTCTTTCCGAAATCAATGGGATTCCATTTTTTATGTACAATTACTTCAGAAAGAGCCCGGTAGATAGGGTATATGCAAGTAATATTCTCGGGTTTCATATCCTCTTCTGTTACGTCAGGATAATACTTATTAAAATCGGGAGCTGAATCATTCCAGAATCCAAATTTTCCTACCGACTTAGCTTCCATGGCTAATTTCTTATTTACCGAGCTCATGGGAAGCTTTTCGGGGCAATGCCCTAAAATTAAGCTCATGCCCAAATCCAATTGGACAATATCGAGTTGTAATCTATGTTTCATATCAAGTATCTAAAAGGGTTTGGTATCGCTTATTTAGCATCTTTTTTACGGGTTCTGGTATCCTCTGGGGATTTAGGTGCAGCTTCTTTTTTTCTACGGGATTTTTTAGCTGACTTCGTTTTTTGGTCATTCCTTTTTTGCTTATCTACCAATTTACCAGTTAGGTCATCCACTTTACGGGGTTCCTCTTGGTCAGGTTTTTCATAACCCAATTCATCAGCTGCCTGGTCCTGGTTAATTATACCCATAAGGTACTTAGCCTGTACATTTGCAATTTTAACCTGTAGCCCTTGCTGGTACTTCATCTCATCTAGCAATGTAGAAGGTTCAAACTTAACATTAAGATAATCGAACTTGAAGCCTCCTAACTTGAGCTCCGTAGCATACACATCTTCTAAGAAGTATTTAACTATGTTCTGAATGTTTTTAAGTTGGGATATCATTTTAAGAAATACCACTGATATCTGGCTTTCGGAAGTAGAGTAAGCTCTACCCAGCATAGAACCATCAGCTTTCAAACCTGATATTAATTGCAATTCATTTTCCTGGAAAAGTTCTGTTACCCCCGATACAGATTTAGTGGCGGAGTGGAATTCAAATTCGTGGTCCCCTTTATAACCTACCGATACTCCATCCCGGAATCCTTTCTGCACTTGGGTTTTTGCTTCCTCTAAATATGATTTAAGATAAGCCCGGTATTTAGTAGTATTTTGTTTCCCATCTTCAGGTTCCGGTTTATCTAAAAGAACTTGGAGAAATCCAATTAAACCCATTTGCTCCACTATAAACTCAATATTATCCAGCATCTTGGATTGGATTGCTTTGGGTTTTAGAGCGGGGAGATAAGGGGGTTTACCATAAGGAACATCTGTGTCCCCATTTAACCCTAAATAAACAAATGTATATTCATTTAGGTCTTTTAATTCTCCTTGGGTAAAAGATACGTTATCTTCCAGGATATTATTTTGCTTCTTTTGAAAATACTTATAACGTCCTTTGCTTTTATCATAACCTACCCGGATAGTTTCGGGATTAGCTAAAGCAATGGAAGCTAAACCTTGGAAATCTATCCTTACTACTTTCTCCGCAGCTAAGGCTCCACTAATCATTAACTGGGATAAAAGTTTGGTAACTAAACCATCCATACCAGCAATACCCATACCTGCTGTCCAATTTTTGCTGGCTGTCAGTAGGTGTTTACGCATCTTATCAGCTATTTCGGGTTTTACATTGGGGTCAAAAGATACTTTATGTCCTGTGTTAGCTAAAGATACTACGTTGTCAAGTGCTTGAGAAAAATCTGGGTTTATACCGCAAAGATAACGAATTATGGGGATTACCTCAAAATCAAAATCTGGGGTAACCATCTTTAAATCGTCTTTTAGATTAGATAACCAGGTGTTACCTACGGTAGGTTGGGTTTCCCTTACCCCCGGTGCTACCGTTGTTTTAATAGCTTCGGGCAATTTACGTGTGCTAACTGCCTGAGTTTTAGTTTTCAGGATTTTTACAGGAATATCCTCTGCAATAACCTGAGAACCTGTTTTAAAAAAATTGTAACCTTTCTTGTTTGCCATGTTAAATAGGTAATACGGTAATACCTTTTTTTCTACCCTTACGAATGTGGTTTGTTATAGCTTTAGCTAATATAGCATCATCATTGTAGACTTGTTCATCTAAGTCCCCTTCCTGGTTTTGGCTCTTCTTCCCCATTGCAATAGGTTTATTATTTACATCATAAATAAAAGTATAAGCTTCCCGGCAGAATTCAGGGTCTTTTATCAGAACCTCATCATTTCTCACATCCTCTTCCAAGTTATTAATAATAATAGGTCGATTTTTTTTAGTGGTATACCAACCTGGTATTTTTTCTTCTACCACTTTCTTTCGGCCTGAATCATCTTTACTTTTTACTAAAGCCCTGGAATAATAAAGATGGGGATAACCATTCTCCTCAAGCTGGGAAGTAACAGCTAAACCAATATCATTTGATTCGGGGGCAACTACTGCACCCCCAAATTCCCATCCCATTCGGGCTAGTAAATCAGCGAATCGGGTGGGGGCTATTTTACCTTTAAAAGAAGCATATTCTTCACCTTCCGAATCCATAATGGAGAATGCCGAGAAGTCATTTGCTCTTCCTGTAGCTACGTCACCCCCAATATAGCAATTTATACCCCTTTTATATTTTTTGTAGATTCTTAATTTACCCCCAAGCCTTCTTTCCAAAGGCGGGTAATCATCTAAGCAATCCTCTATTCCTTTTATATCGGCAAGGTTAAACACAGAATTACCGGAAGTTAAAAAGTCCCCATCTATTTCCTGAGCGGTTTTACGAGGTCCTAATTCTTTGCGCATAACCTGGTACCAATCATCATCCCTCTCGGGGTGCATTTGCCATTTCAAACGTATAGGGTTAAAATTAGAAGCTCCTGAGCAAGCATCTACCCATTGTTTATGGAACCAGTTACCCACCCCGTAGGGGGTAGAATTTACTATAGCAGAACCCCCAGTTGAAAGTGTTGGAAAGGAAGCAGCCCAGATTCTATTAATCCACCTTACGATAGCCGCTTCGTCAATAATCATTAAAGATACAGCCTCCGACCTACCGGCTTCTTCTGTGGTGGGGATAGAGGTAATCATCGACCCATTTGCAAATTCCAATTCTGTTGCTGTTCCTAACTCTTCCCCACGGCCATTGACGACGGGTTGTTTAAGGTAATCGGGCAAGTTCTCATACATAAATTTAATCCTACGCAACATCTTTTTAGCAACCCTTTCCTTGATAGAAATTATCAGGATATTTTTATTGCTATGGTACATTGCAAGCCATAAGCAGAATAAACAAATTAACTCAGTTATTCCGGCCTGGCGAAATTTAAGTACGATATTAAACCTTTTCATCAGGAAATGCCACAGGGTGGATTTCTGGAAAGGATATAATTCGAAAGGTACTTTTCCCCGAAGGGGGTGTATTACTTTTACTCGAGTGGCAAAGTGAAATACATTCCGGCTAGATTCCTTTAAATCATCGAACTCCTCTTGGGTAAGTCTACGATGAAACAACTCGGTTTTCTTAACCTTAATATGGGGTGACGCCATTTAGAAAATTTTATAACCTACTTTAGCTAATATCACGTACCCTGGTTTAGGGGTAATCATAGAATTGGCGCTAGTTTGAAATATGAATTTTTTACGTAGAAATACGTAGTCAAGTCCTAATATTGGACTAGGGGTAATTACAGAATACCCACCGGTTAAATAAAAAGAACTATGATTGAAAGTTTTGTGGGGGGGTGATATGGGGTTAGAATTTCCTTTGGAGTTTTCTTTAATTCGAATAGCCCCATCCAGGTATTGGTAATTATACTTGGAATAATTGGTTAAGTAAAGGGTTGTT